TCTTGAAACATCCACTTCATTGGAAGTTCCTGCAATACTTAAAACAGCTCCATTGGCAGAATTAGCAAGAGACACATTACCCGAAGATACTGAAAAACTTCCACTTGTGAACGAAGCTACACCTTTATTAGTGTATGATGCAAGTTCACCTGAAATGGTTAAAGTTTGACCTGACATTGTAGTGTCAATACCCTCACCTCCTGTTACGGTTAAATTTTGTGTTTTAAGAGCTACTGTACCTGTACCCGCAAATTCATCTACTATAGTTAATGTAGATACTAATCCTGTTAAACCCGATCCATTACCAACGAATGAACCTGAGAATATTGAACCTGATATTACAGACGCTGCTGTTAAGTTTAATCTATTAGAAGTATATGTTAGTCCACTTGATTCTAATGCTCCTCCCGCTCCTGCAATGACTAAGTTATCATTAGTTAGTATAGAAGATGTTACCGATGTTACGTGTGCATTAGACCCACTTACTAATACCTTTTTCCATTGAGCCATTTTAGTGTATTTTTATTTACTATAAATATATGTTTATTTTATTAAAATCACTATTCTATTCCTACCCAAAAATTTGCTTGACTATAAGCTAATCCACCTGCAACAGGTGGTGGTAGCTCATTAAATTCCCCTAATTTTATAACTCCATCTGAAGTTACAGTTAAGGCATTAAATGAGCCTGAACGTATTATAAAGAAATCTAATCCTGCTATGATATTGGGTCTTAGTATTTGAACAGAACCCGTTATCTCAGCTTTTCCAATATATGGAAACATAGACTTAGATACTTCTGAATTAAAATTGATAATAGATGATGTTGGTATATTATATAATCCATTACCATCTCCAAAAAATTCAGTTGCATATAAAGAACCTGTTACCTTTAAATTATTTGTAGTGGTATAAAAACTGCCTGTTTGTCCAAAAAGAGTACCTCCTACAAATCCTCTCGGCCCTCTTGGGCCTACAGCATTTACAGTAACTACTCTTGTATCAGGTTTTGTAATTACAACAGTATTAGAAGAGTTCCTTGAACTTATAGATATCTTATCGTCATCGTTTGTTATAATTACTTTCTTTGACATTAGAATGTTACCTCTTTACTTAATTTTACTTTACCTTGTAATAATCTTGTAACAACCGCACAGTTACCACTTCCACTTACAATCTCTAAATCGTAATAAGCTTGATCAAATGAAAATGCAGATGATGATGCAGCACTTATAGTTATGCCTATACTACCTGATGATTTTGGATATACCTTATCTCCTACTGTAGGAGTTAGATTCAATCCTGTACCACATTGATTTAACGTTGATGAAAGTTTTGCATACACTATTGAACCTTTAGGTGCATTTCGTATTTGCATTCTTGCACTGAAATTAGTTAAATCGAAAGGAGTACCCTCAGAATCTTTGTAATCAATTCTTAAATCTACTGTTGTTCCTTGTTCTATGACAAAATTATATAGACCTGCTGCCATACTATTCTTTTATATAAATAGTATAGTTTTTAATTATATTTTATATTACTACTACTTCTCCATTAGAAAAATCTTGATTTTCTAATTTATGGTTGTGTAAATTGTTTAATAGTAAGTCTGATATGTTTTGGTTATCAACATCTTCGCAACTTTTTTCAATATAATACTTAACTAAATCTATAGGAATAGCTCTATTACTATAAGATACTTCGTCCGAATAAACTTCATACAATCCAAAAAGTTTGTAAGAATGTTTCCATGATATATGATCCTCAGATCCATTTACAGTAATTTCTTCTAAATCAATTCTGCTTTTAGAAGACATTTTCTCCACTAATATTACAGAATCTAAACTAACGTTTTGCTGCTTCCAAGGCATTTTAAAAACTTTCATAATATTTTTATTAAGAGTAATATAATCCCAAAACTTCTTTTAATGCAGGATGTCTATGATTTTCTTGCAATTCTACAATATAAACATAAGAACTATCTTTTAGTTTATTCAATCTTGATAATCCGCTATCGTATAAATTTCGTAAATCTACTTGTCTCATATCACCGCAAAATATCATTTGACTATCTTTTCCTAATCTACCTAAACACATTGCTGTCTGTTCAGGAGTTAAGTTTTGACACTCATCTAATATACATACAGCGTTCTCAAAGGTTCTTCCTCTAAAATGTGTTAATGATACTATCTCTATGGATTCCTCCTCTAACATCTTATCTATAAGCACATTTTTATTATAAACTTTTCTTAGATTATCTATAATAGGTACTAACCATGGCTCCATTTTTTCTTTAATCGTGCCGGGCAGGAATCCATTATTCTCATTAGCAACTGTAGGTCTTGATATTATAATCTTATTTATTTCTCTTTTGAAATACCTATCCAATGCTATTTGAATACTTAATAATGTTTTTCCACTACCTGCCTCCCCTAAAACGAAACTATATGGATGTCTTAAAATTTGTTCCTTTGCAATCTTCTGTTCCTCTGACAATGAAATTGAAAATTTAACATCTGATTTAGGAACTCTTTTTTCTCTGTTCTCGGTCATCTATTTTTTTTATTTGGTCTTCATATATAAATATACACCAAATAAAAAAAGAGACTCTAATATTTAGAGTCTCTTTCGAATATTATCTAAAAAATATTAGATAGTCTGAAGACCTCCTACATATATTTTACCGTAGAACTCAGGTCTAACAATCTTCTTCGCATATCTTGTCTGAATTCCTTTCCTTGGTGTGAAGTTTTCAGGATCAAGAACAGTTGGTGTCATCATGATTGGAATGTATGGCGCATATACAGCACCTGTTTCCAAGAATTGACTTCCTCTGTATCCGAGAAGGATTGTATTCTCAGTCATATACGGATTCTTGTATACAGTGTATCTACTATTGATAGTACCTATCTTTTGTACACCCATGGCATACTCCATTTTAGTTCCATCAGTATTAGCAGCATATCCCGGAATTGATTCCAACACAGTAGATACAGTTGGAGAACAAACCATAAAGTTAGCTCCACCTCCCTTCAATACTAAACGATGGATTTCATTGGATACTTTCTGTAGTTTAGTTCCTAAAGTTTGGAACCATTCTCCTTGTGAATTGTAGTATCCTCCTGAACCTGCTGACTGCTGCACGAATTTAGTTCCATCCCAAATCTCATTGTTCTTTGCAGACCAATAATCAACAGTTTGTGCATTCTTAATAAGCATATCTAAAATCTCCAAATCAATTTCATGAGAGATATACTCAGATAACATAGCAGTTAATTCTGCTTCGGCATCTAATGAGTGATATGCATTTAAGTCTTGTGCGAATTCATCACTCCATTTAGTTTTCAATTTACGGGTTTTAGCCGTAATTTCCTCTGAACGAAGTTCTAAATTGATTTCAGGAATATCTAACTGTGCATCGAATGTTGCAGATGCTTGACCTGCTTCAAAATCACCACGTGATGTAGATGTTGGTTGTTTTGTGTACGTTACAACGGCATTTGTAGCAGTACCTCTAATAATGAATTCAATATTATTAGATGAACTCAATTTGGTAAATGCAGGATAGTATGCTGTGATACCACTACCACTAATCTTGAATGCTCTAATTGCCTCTACGTCCAATCCTGATAAAGATCCTGTTGCTACAGTTACTTTTTTAAGAGTTACACCCGCAGATGCTAATGATGCAGATACTACAGAATCATAATTCAATGCAGCATCCCATGCAGCTGTAGTTGAAATAGATGACGTTGTATATGTGTTAGCAGTAACAGTTGTACTTCTTGTCAATGATCTTGATACATCGTTAGAGGTATAGGAGAAACGACCTGCACCGTAGAGACCACCTGTGCCGGGAGTTCCTCTACGAGCATCAGTAACACCAAATACAGAGTCTTCCTGTGATGTTCTACCTGAACCTGTTTGGAAACCTCCTTGAGCTGTACCGTACTTAAAGTCTAAGAAGAATACCAAACCTGTTGGTAAATTCATAGGCTGTACAGATACGAAGTCTTTAGCAGCAATTTCAGTAAACACACGTCTAACAAGCGGAAGTGCTACACCTGCCCACTCTTCTGAGTTAGAATTTGTTCCTGTTCTGTTAGCTTCTACTACTAACTGTTTTGCTTGGTTCTCTAAAAGTATGGCAACATTGGATTTTTCTTGTCTCTCATCGGATAAACCTTCCAAAAGTCCAATTCTCTCCCACTTCTTCACAAGACCCGCAACCTCTGCTTTACGAGTTCGGTTGTAATCTGATGGTAAAAATGATTGAATATTCATTTCTTTTTATTTTTTTTTAATTATTTAATAATTCCTGCAAGTTGTTGTAAACGACTCACCATTTTGCCTTCCTCAAGAACTTTAGGAGATGGCTTAGTTGAATTAAGAGTTGATTTAGAAGCTCTTGATTCTTTTAGTCTCATAGACTTATTATTAACTCTTGATTTAATTTCATTCAACGTTGTTGCAAGTGATGCATAGAGTAATTTGGTTTCTCTAATAGACGTTGCTCTATCAAAAGTTTCTAATATTGATATTTTTTGGCTTTCATCCAAATTATGAGCTCTGAACAATTTACCTGAATATAAAAGTTTCGAGTTGATTAGCAAAGACTCATTAATCTTAGATTTCAGAAATTTAATTGTTCTATATGCTTCTTGTAGTTCTTCTTCTTTTGATTCTAATTCCTCTTGCATAGCATCAACATCAGTATCTGACTCTTCCTCAGCACCTTCCATTTCAGCTAACATCTCTCTAAGGAATTCTTCCAAATCAGATTTTTGAGATGGTTCTTTCATTACAGGAGCTTCTTTAGGTGGAGCTTTCATTTCAGGCTCTTCCATATCGTCACCTTCCATCATCTCTTCATCCTCTTCTCCACCTTCCATGTCTAATTCACGAAGAATTTCTTCTAAATCATCTTCAGGCATTTCCTCTTCATAATCTTCCTCTTCACCTTCACCTTCACCTTCCATCATCTCAGAATCTTCCATGTCTTCACCTTCCATCATTTCGTCATCCTCTTCTCCTTCCATCTCAAAAAGAGATTCATCTAACTCTTCTTCTTCAGTACTATAGTCATCCTCTTCGTATAGACTATCCTCATCATCTTTCATTTCTTCAGCTACCAACTTTTTAAATTTAGGTGCAAAAGTTTCGGCTAATGTTGCCTTAGCATTTTCGATAGCCACTTGACGAATAGCTTTTGCATCAGCAATAGCTTCTTTTAATAAATCTTGCATTTTGTTTCTATTTAATTTAAAGATTATTTCAATCTTTATACTATTATTTAGTTTTTGTTCACTAAATATTATTATTTAGTATATACTACTATAAATAGTATACATTTTTTAAAAAAATCAATATTTTAAATTTTTTTTTAACTACAATGACAAACTCCTTGGATATCACATATTAGTTGAGATACTATACTATTTATTTTTTTATCTTTATCTATATTATTTTTTAATAAATTATTATCTTTAGATTCATTTACAGGATACATATATGCACCTTGAGTTGATGGATTAGATACAAAATCAAAAGCTACTAATTCAAAATCTTTTTGAACTTCTAAGTATTTATCTTGATCTTCAGTAAATACTTCTCTTATAGAACCTAACCCTCTTGAACTAATTCCAACAATTATACCTGAAGCTAATATGTTTTTTAATATATTACCTGATGGTGTTGACAGTATTTCTATCTCTCCCATTAAATCACTTCCATCCCACCACATTTTTGTAATATGATGTGAAGCATTTGCTAAACTAACAACTGAAGAGTCAGGATGATCACACTCTCCTAAAGCTCTTCTCTGCTTAACAAACTCCTCATTATACATATCAGCTTCTCTCTTTAGTATGTCCATAGGATATACTCTACCATTTTGATTCTTAGATCCCGCTCTCTGCAATACACCTGTTACTCGTATTGGATTATTATTAGTTATAGCTTCTTTTATCAATTCTGTATTAGGTACGAATTGCTGATATTCAACTAATAATGATTTATTTGGTGTCATAGTTTTTTTTTTAATTGAATAATTCTTGAATTTTATTCTGAATATACACAATTTTTGAATTTATATCGTGAAACTTTTTAGAACTTTTTTCCCAAAATTGACCATCTAATTGAAAATCTTTTTTAAGTTTTAAGTTATTATCTATTATTTTTTTAACGTCTTCCAAATTTTTATCAATCTCTATAAAAGATTTATTTAGCTTTTCTCTATTTGTTTTGGAATCATCATTTTTATAATCATAATAATTAATTTCAGATAAACTCCTCCTATAAGGTATTGTATTCTTATATGATTTACCTACTTCTTTACCTACAGATTTTTTTAGATTTGATTTTTTCTTTTTGATATCTGAATCTCTCGGTGGTTTCTTAGAGAATATATTTGGAGATTGATACCCCGCTACATTAGCTGTTACATTCTCTTCATCAAGTTGGTTAGCAATGTCATCCAACTCATATTCTAAACTTTCATAAATATCCTGAGTTCTCATAATTCTCTTATTAATTCGTAATATCTTATTAAAGACAAATAATGGCTTTCTGTAATAAAATTAGATTCTTTTAACTTTGGTAGTATACTTAAAACTTCTTCTAATTTAATTTTTAAAACCTTATCTTCCAAATTAGATATATTTAAATTTAATTTGTTTTCTATATTATTTATATGCTCATTTATAAATGATTTAGTATCTTCGTTATCTACTGAATTAAATATAAAATGTCTCAAAATTTCCTTTTGATTATTATCTAAATTAGAACTCCACTTATTATTAAATTTCTCTGTTAATAATTTAAATGTTAAAGACTTCAATTCAGGATCTACTGACTCCATGAAATCTTGTTTATCTGTAGCAGTATCTAAAGTATTATTTGTAATATAATTTACTATATATAACTTATTTTTTAAGTACAAAGATGGATTATCTGATTCTCTATTTTCAAATAAATTATAAATTGATGCGTACAATTTATAGTTATCTATTTGAGTTTTCATAGACAAATCTTTATTAAAGTTTTTATTTATCTCTTTAATAAGATTATATTTATCTTTATTTAAATGATTGATATCTAATTGGGAATGCTCTTTTATTACAGCATCTACCATTTTGATTGCAAAATCAGGATTCTTATCTTTATGATTATATAAAGTATTATATAAATTTAACTCTTTTCTTAAAGGTGAACCATCTTTAAAATATTTTTTAAAAAATTTAAAGCTTAGTGGATTATCTCCTTTAAGAACATCACTTGTCATTTGTCGTATCAACAATTCATAGAGAAGTCCTGTATTCTTTATTTTTTTATGTTTAAAAATTTTTGACATTGTATGTTAATTATTTACTATAAATATACAATTATGAATCTAACATTTCATTTAAAGTCTTCTTTCCAAAACTATCTTCCAATTGACGTAATAATTTTGCTCTACTCAGATTCTCAGCCTTTGACGAAAATCCTGTATCTGACATAACTCTTTGATATCCTAATGGATCTCTACCATTTGATTTATCTCTATCAGTTCCAAATTTTTTACCTGATTTTGGTCTGCCTCCCAATTCTCCAAACTCACCACCATCGTCAACAGGTTCTTTAGCAACATGCATTTGAGCTATGGCGTGTGGAGTACCTTTAACTTCTCCTGTCTGTTTAGGATCATTACCTTCATTGGCTATCTGCTCCATTCTCCAAGCATTTGCTTGATCCTTTAGTAATAATTCCTCTTCCGCTACCCATTCATCTCTACTTAAATTTAATACATTTTCATATATATATTTTCTTGATACTAATTTAGATTCTTTCATTGCACTTGCTAATGTAATCTTCTCATTTAGTATTTCTACTCTTTGTCTTTCATAAACTATAGATGGATTATTTAAACTTAGTTCAAAATCAATTAATGAAGAGTCTGTATAACCTTGTAAGAATAAATGAATAACAGCTATTTTATGTAATTCAGATTCAAAAATACTTTGAATTCTTTCAATAGTTCTTGCAAATCTTACATCTTCTGCTGCTAATACAGCTTTACCCTCTAAATTTTCATCGTATCCTAAGAATGCTCTTGGTATTTTAAGAGCAGCCATCATTTTCTGTTTGATATAATCTACATCTTCGATGAATCCATCATTACTCATTCCATCCAATGTCTCTATTTCTGTCTGATTGTCACCGCCTCTTACAGGAATATAAACATCTTCCAACATATTTTGTAAGTTGAATTTCAAATTATACTGTCCTGTTTTCTCATCTATATATGGAGTTTTCTTAGTGTCATCCATAATTTTCTGCATATATTGGTCTATCTCATTTGGAGATAAATTTCCAACTGCAATCTTATATACTCTCCTTTGAGGAGCTCTCATAATTCTATGAATCATCATAGCATCCTCCATTAAAGATAATCTTTTAAATTCCTTTCTTGCAGGTTCTAACATAGATCTTCCGTAAGGTAGGAAGTTGGTATCTGACAGTAATCTAAAATGGGCTATTTCATAATAATCATATTCATCTTTTAAAAATGGATTTCTATTCGTTACAGGCTCATATTTGAATTTTACATCATATGGATTATAATTAGCCATTTCTCCTTGTTGAAACTTATTTTGCATATCAGATGCCATTCCTGACTGTTGCGCTTCTAATCCCTCCAATCTCTGCACATCATATGATGACATAGGAATAACATTTACAACTCCTAACTCTTCATCTAAATCTAATGCTAAATAGAAATCTCCGTATTTACAAGCATTTCTAATCCAAGGCCATAAATTAAACTCTATATTTAGAATATCATAGAATAAATTATGTAATATTTGTTTTATCTTATCATTCTGTGATTTTATACTTAAAACAGAACCATCTGCTGACCTTATAGAAGATTCATCAGCATATATATCTAAAGCAGATGCTAATATAGGATCTTCATCCATAGATTCATAATCTCTATATAATTCTAATTTTGTAGCAAAAAAGTTGGTAGATGCATTTGGAATGTAATATCCATGTTGTTTATAGGTATGTACCCCTGTGTATCTTCCTCTATAAGCACTATCTCTTGTACCGACTGATTGCAATTTAGAAGTATCATATACTTTTATCCTATTCTTACCTGTTCTACGTACAACTACTTGAGTTGAGAATAGTTTTGCCAATCTTGACCTAAATGATCCTTCTGCCATATTTGTACTTTGTTTTATTATAAGTAGTTACAATAACCATTTTAATGAATCTGATTCTTTATTAGGTAATTCTTGAGTCCAACTTCTATTATTCTGATTATTACTTGAATAGAATGATTTCTTAAAATTATCTAATGTAGCTTTTTGAATCTCGATACCCTGATGTTTTAATTTCATAGCAGTGTCTCTTACCCAAAATGCCATTGCCCAACACATTGTTAAATCATCGTGATAACTTCTCTGTGCTTCAGCTCTGCCATTTTTCCATATAAAGGTATTAAATTCATCTAAGGATCTAACACTTCTACAGATGGGAGCTTTTTCTCTAAAATAGGTTTCTAACTTTGAAATCATTACAGGTCTTGTTTTGGTATTTATCGACACTCCGGGAGTCATCTTACTCCTATCCTGTAAATCATATGATCCTATTAAATGCTTAGATACATCTACATACGGATCATTCTTATAATGATAAAATAAATTAGAATAATTTCTATCCAAAGCAACCTGAACAGTATCCCATCCTACTCCATTATTATCAATAACCAATAATGCATTATTCCACTCAGATGCTATAGATACTAACATATTACCGAAATCTTTAGTTCCTATAGAACCTTTATACTCGGCTACTTGAGTTATAGTCTCAACATCCACAACAACAAATGCACTATCATCCTCCCCATCTCCACGAGCTACGTCAGCAGATACTATATACGATTTTTGATATGATGGATATTCCCATATCCAATAGTTAGCATCGAAACCCCTCTTTTCTAAAGGGTCTTGAGCATAGGTTGTTCTATACCATTCTATTATAGGCCCATCTATAACAGTGTGTCCTGATGTAATGAAATCACAATCATTCTCTTGTGCTGCCATCTTAGGGCCTAAT